TATTCGTTCAAAGTTTTCTTCAAACTTTTGTCTATCTGTTGGTCTTTGTTGACTGCCTTTTCCACCATCACTCATTGCTGTATCCATTGCGTATGCCCTCAAGGTTAAAATAATTAAACCCATTTAACTTAGGAACGGCATACCCTGTAGGTTTACCATCAAGCCCTCGAATAATTCTTGTGCTATTTAAGTTGTATAGATTATTATCCCAGTTATATTTACTGTTATTCCAGTTATATTTACTGTTGTTAAAATTATATTTGTTGTTATCCCAGTTATAAGGATTGTTCTTCCATAACTCATTTGCAGAAACAAAACTAGAAAGTATTAAACTCCCTATAACAATTTTATATTTTACCAAAATACCTCCATTCTATCATTGCGTCGTATTAAATGCCCTTGCATTGTGATTCTAAACTCATTAGGCTCATGTTTTTTAAACCCTGCTATTCTGTGTAATGTTCTACCATCATGCCATATCATTACTTTTTCTTTGTATGGTAAATAATAATGCCCTTTATCTATCGTATAGTCAATACCCGCTCCTGATTTTGGTATAAGTATAGGAACAGTAAAGGTGCTTGCATCTACATCAGGAAGTCCTAAAGTCATGTGTGGATAGTCTTGATGCCAATTACCTGCAATGGTTAAAAACTTTTCATGTGAGGGGAATATATGAAAACCTGGATAGCATAAATCTTCAGCTAAAACAACATCTTCATTAAGTTCGTCTTGCAACGTTTGAAGGATTGTTTTATAGAGACCTACAAAGTTATCATACAATAAAGCATTCATTGCTTTTTGTCCTTCTTTGTATTGAGGCGTTTGGCCGTCTAGATAAGCACTTCGACCCAGTGTATAAAATGGAAAGTCGTTTGATCTTGATACCCATTGATCAGCTAACATAAATAATCTTCGTAAAACATTTGTTTTATCAAAAGCTAAAATGTGTTCACTACCAAAAGATTTATTATTTGGTTCCATTTTTTATTGTCATTTCAATTTTAATTAATTTAGTTACATATTCAAGTCTATACTCCCACGCTTCAAGCGCCGTAGTCGATATATCATCAAATATATCTGATTGTAATTTTTCAAATTTTAACATAGCCACTTTGTCAAGAGCTTGTCTATACAAGTCCATCAATCCTTTTGTTTTAAATTCTTTATAAAAGCTATCAACAAAGGACCGTGTTTGTGCTTTTAATTGCTCTTCTTGTAAAAGCTCTAATCGTATTTTTTCTTTTTCTTCTTTTATTTTATACTGCTCTACCGTTTTCTCTCGCTCTTCTCTATGTATTAATTTTCTATTGTCTGGTCTATAGTTTTTTAGCCTATGATCCTGTTGTCTAAATAATTGTTCAGCTTGAGCAAAAATTTCATCTTCTCCAAGACTGTTCTCTTCCTCATTTACTGTATGACTATAGCGAACAGGACTATAAAATTGCGCATGGTGCTGATCTATTCCATTTAATAGCTCTTCTTTTGTAGGTGTGTCTGTATCATACTCAAGTGTATAAACACTATCTGAATCAATACTATCTAAATAATTTATATATCTGTTTATTTTCCAGTCCATATACCACTTCAAATCCCGAGTGGCATAGGGTTCATGTTGCCTAAACTGTCCTCGTCTTTTAGCAGTCGCCATAATTATTAGCGAATCCTCCCTCGCATGTGACAGGTAATCCTTTTGCCCATGCCGGAGCTTGATTCATTTTGGTTAATATACAATCTAATGCTTCTTGGGCTTTATCTTTATGCGCAACACAGACAACGGCATCATGCACTGTTAACACAGGGCGATAGGCTTTGTTAATTTCTAACATCTGTTGTCCAATAACGATACGGGCTAAAGCTTGAACAATGTTTTCCACAACAGCCCCTCCCCAGATACTGATTCGTCCTCGTCTGGATTTGTAGCTATATCGATTATCTTTTAATTCTAATTCAGGATAGTAAATAAACAGTCCATTTGGTAATCGAAGCCCAATGTGAGTCACGAGTATTGTGCGACGTTTATCCAAATAATAAGGGTCTTTATTTGCCGGCCATGCAGCGATGTCTGCCAAAACCCGATCACAGTCTTGCCATAGGTCTACCACTTCGTGATTCACTTCTCGATATAGATTGACGAGTCGTTGACATTCAACATCAGAAAGTTCTTGTCCCGCATTGATCTTCAACACGTTCTGAAGTTTTTTTGCCCCAGTGCCATAACCTAAACCAAGAATACAAGTTTTACCCACTGCTCGTTCTGTTTTATTAATGTTTGATTTGCCGTAAACACGACGTGCAAAGTTCACATACACGTCTTCACCATTTGCAAACTGAGTTAAGACGTCGTGTTGTCCGGCTAACCAAACCAAAACCCTTGCTTCGATTTGCGAAGAGTCGGCATTGATAATCACGTGATCCTCGGGAGGTAGGATCGCATTCTTCAACGCTTTCTTTTTTGCATCTCGAGCCGGTAGGTTTTGAAAATTAACTTTGTCTGACCCTGCCCATCGCCCTGTGTGTGCGCCATAGTATTTAAGGGGGATGGGTAGGTGTCCGTTGTTTCGTTTAGCAATCTCAAGGAATCGTTCGATCCGAGACTCTTCAATGGTTGACTTCGTTCCAAGTCGCACGGCACACAGTTCTTGCACAAAAGTGTTCTCGTGTTCACAGAGTTGGAGAAACTCTTCGTCTCCTTTAGCCAAGGCATAGGTTTCTTTGCCCGTTGTTGGACTGACTTTCATGGGAACGTCTACGCCCATACTTTCTAAAAGTTCTGCAAACTGTTTGTTACTGGCAAGGATCTTACGCACCTCTTCTTCTGTTTGACAGTTTAGTTTAGCTTGTAAGTTATTTAAGAGTTGTTGTTTCTCATTTCTTACTTCAGATAACCGTGTTTCTAGTAGTTCACTATCTAGTTTTAAGGTAGGGAGGATAAACATTTTTAAAGTTAAGTCGATCAGTAAAAGTTCTTCAGGAGGAAAACTTTTAGAGAGAATCTTAAACAGGTCGTAGGTAAGCTTCACGTCATTCTTACAGTACGCTCCATACTGACGGAGTTCCCATTCTTGAAAGTCTTCAAGGCGTTTACCTTTAGCATTTAAGACTTCCGTGCCTTTCTCTCCTAGTTTGTAATGTTCAGCCAAAGCTTTAAGTGAACCCCCGGCATCAACGCCATGCAAAGCCCGTGCCATTGATAGGGTGTCCAGGTATTTCGCCGGTTCGATCCCGAAGTGCCATTTAAGAATAGCGCCATCGAACTGCGTGTTGTGACACAGTAACATGGAGTTCTGCCAGTCGATAAGGCGAAGGCCCTTTGATACCTGTTCTTCGCCTGTGAGCCACTGGATAGGTTCGTGATTAATTTTAAGACCAACTCCAATGACTTGAAATTGTTTGTCCTTGATGTATTCTTCGGTGGTTAATCGGTTAAGGCCGTAGCCTGTGTCATAAAATGTCTCGAAATCGAGAGTGACAATGTTCATTTATCCTTTTCTTTCTTGCAATATCCATGCCCGTTGAATGCTAACCCACACCACCACTTATGATCGGTGTAGTATTTAGCCTCAGCCTTGCAGTGATTACATTTATTTCCTGTTGTTTTTAAGAGCATATGCCTCTCGTAGCGTTCTTGGCGTTAGTTCGCAAGTTTTATCAGGTTGGAAGAACCGATAGCCTTGCTTAAGATTTTTTTGCCAAATTTGTAGCGTTTTTTTGCTGACGTTCATACTCTCTCCTATCTCGTTTAATTTGTTTAATTCTTTCTCTTCGTTGGTCATTTGTCAAATACATCCAATTAGATAAGTCCTCATACGTGCGAAAGCAACTTAGACATCGAGGTTCACCATCGATCTCTTCGTATCGGCAGATCGAATTACATGGACTGACAATACCTCCAGACATATTAGTCTGCCATCAATCTAGAATATTTGCCGTGCTTGTGTTGCACCCAATCAACATCGATCTCACAAAGAACAGTGTTTCCTCTTCTCCAGTTCTTTATTACTCGACTTTGTCCCTCAGGTAAAAACTTTAAATTTTTCAGTAATACTCTTCGTTTAACCATTTTCATATTAGTCATGATACCTTTCATACTCGTCACGACACTCGACACTACACCATCTTCGTTTGTCTTTTTGTTTTATTTTCGCCTCACACCAAAGACAATGGCCGGTATCGTTCTGTTCTACTCTTGTGTTTATTGTTCTCATGGTCATGTCTAAAGCCTTTTGGACTTGTTCATTTGCCATGTCTATTTCATCTGCCATACGATTATCTGCGAAAAGGTTATTAGAATATACAGTCCCCCACTAATTCTAATGATCGCTGATAGTCTGATTTATATATAGGTTGATCTAATCTAACGATAGTATCAGTAGGGTGGTTATCACTATACCACTGCGCCTCGCTTTTTGTCCACCTATATTTTTTGATTACTTCCCCTTCGCAGTCTAGCAATGCGTGGGTAAATGTGCTAGTCGTCACACCGGCCACCGACACAAAACTTCTGATTCAATATCTCTTGTGCTAAATCATCGCTGACCATCTTGCGTTCCTCTTCTTCGATTTCTTGTTCAAGATGTCTAATGAAAGACTTGTTTTTGATTAGCACATTCAGCTCGTTCACAATATCCTGTGCTTCATCAGCGTATGGATTGCCTATGCTATATTGATTTAAAAGATCTACGTGGTTCTCAAGTAGCCGTTTGGTTCTGATAAAAATATCATCACTCATTTTTTGTTTCTCACTTTCTGTCTAAGTTTTTGTAGATAGTAGTCAGCCTTATCTAAATCTTCTATTCCGTTTTTACGTGCGAAACGCCACACATATTTAATAACGTTACCCACACAAACGGCAATGATTCCGACAAGACCTATGGTTGCAGACTCGATCGCATCAATACACTCTACCTCTCCTTGTGTATAATGCGAGGGTCTATTCACGTTGTCATTCTTCATATCTGATCTCTTGCTTACCTGTGATTAAAAACTCTAGCATATCTACATTGTCCTCGTCAACAACTATTGCGATTCCCCCACTTTTGTCAATGTCTAATAAATTTTTTATTTGTAACTTGGTGGGCTTGTTGCCGTTGGCCTTGCATTCAATGGCAATAAACTTACCACTTAAACAAGCAATGATGTCCGGCACTCCACTGTTGCCGTATCCTCCTGTTGAGGCGTAAAAGTAATACGCCCCCATTTCTTTTAGTTTGTGACAAACTTTTACTTTAACTTTTTTCTCAGGTGTCATTGTGAAATTTCCTTTTCATCAGCGCACTCGAGGTTGCTTTCTGATTTAATGTAGACACTGCTTGAGGGGTCAGCTTGAATGTAAGTCACCCCTCTTTTACACAAGTATCCCACAGGCTCAGCATTTAAATAATTATCTACGGATACATAGAGTTTATTTGCATACACTCCAAAAACTATCCCGATGATAACTCCAATGACCCACTCTATCCTGTGTCTTTTCTTTCCAATCACCATCTTATCCATCGACAACCTCCACTTCAATGGGTTGCTGATCTCTTAGCCACTGTTTGAAATCACCAAATGATTGTTCAGGTGTTATCTCTTTATGCCAGAGAAGTTCCATGATCCCAGACATACCTCCGATGATTGCGAGTAAGTCTGCACGATCGGCCTCCCATATCTCTGTCGGACACCCAAAGTATTGATAGATGTCCGACTCTTCGTAGTCAATTACAACCTTGTTTTTATTCGTCATACTCTTCTTCCTCTCTTTGTGATTTAAAAAAAGTTACTATATAATTGCCTTGTTTGTCAAAGTCCATCTTCCAATCTACATGTCCAAATTGATCTTGGCAATATGCGTCCAGTAAATCAGACGGCTCACTAAATAGAATCTCTTCCATTACGCTATCTCCTCTTCTTCTGTTCGTTCTTGTTCAAGTCCATCTAAATACCACTCAATTTCTTTTGAATATACTTTGGACGCGTCAACAGTTTCTTTGCTTCCGTCGTCCCAACCTATTTCTAATTTAATATTATATGATGTGATT